TCTCAAGAAGAGCGGGATTGAACTTCGAGAGAAACACAACTTGAATCGGTTGATCAAATGAGGAAAGATCGACAATGCTCGTAAACATCACAATCCCCGTCTACAATGAAGAGAAGATGCTGCCCCGAAGCATCCCAATGTTGCATGAGTTTCTCCAATGGTATATTTCTTGCACTTGGGAAATTGTCATTGTGAACAATGGTTCTACTGATCGCACAGGAGAAATAGCAGAGCATCTCGTCCGTCGATACAGCCGAACAAGGGTAGTTCATTTGATGCAACGGGGGCGCGGGCTTGCGTTAAAGAGGGTATGGTCAGAGAGCGAGGCTGATATTCTGAGTTATATGGACGTAGATTTATCCACAAATCTTCTTGCCTTTCCCGTAATGATTAGGGTATTGATTACGGGGGACTTTGACCTGGTAACGGGTTCACGGCTTCAGAAGTCCTCGCGAACCGCAAGATGCCTCAAACGGGAGATTCTTTCGAGGGGTTACAACAAGATTGTACGACTGATGTTCGAGACGGAGCTCTCGGACTTCCAATGCGGATTCAAAGCAATAACGGCTCGGGCGGCAAGGGTATTGCTTCCCAAGATTCAGGATGATAGCTGGTTTTTCGACACCGAGTTGCTACTGAATGCGGAACATCACGGCTATCGAATCTTGGATTTGCCCGTCGAGTGGGTGGAGGGCCCGGACAGCCAGGTGAAGATCATCCGAACAGCGGTCGATGACATTAAGGGATTGCTTCGCGTCCGGAGGGAATTCAAACAAGAAGATTCGGAAAGGTGGAACTGGAAGCATGATTTCAGGGGATGGCTAAGATAATGGAAGACTTCCTTTACCATAGATTCTACAAGATTGAGAGCAAGCATTGGTGGTTTGTGGCTCGACGAGGTATTGTTCTTGACCAGATCAGCCGCTTGATTCCAATGGACGCATGTGTACTTGAGGTCGGATGTGGAACGGGCGCCACCCTGAAAGCCCTTTCAAGAGGCTATCTGGCCTCTGGCATTGATTCGTCTCCCATCGCGTTACAGTACTGTCGCAAACGTGGTCGACGCCTTGACGTGGACAATGTGGAATTGGCAGCAGTCGCCAAAGGATGGGAACTTGTCCTTATGCTTGATGTACTCGAGCACCTTGACGACGATGTGGAAATGGTGAGGCAGGCCAGAGAGGTTCTTGTTCCTTTGGGCAAAATACTAGTTACAGTCCCAGCTTATCAATGGCTCTGGGGGCCGCATGACATAGTTAATCACCACAGGCGGCGGTACACGCGAAAGCAACTGAGGCGGGTTCTAATGGAGGCGGGGTTTCTGGTTGATAAAATCTCGTATTTCAACTCGATTCTATTTCCGTTAGGATTGGCGCAGCGGCTCATCGCGCCGAATGCTGATGGCTTGAAAATTCCGCTAAGGCCGATAAACAAGATTCTCAGATTCATCTTTGAGTTTGAAAAGTACATCCTGAGATGGAGCTCATTGCCGTGGGGATTATCGATTCTCGCAGTTGGACATAGGCAATGAAGATCCTCAAATTGGTTGGCAAGATAGTGCTACTAATCGTTTACTCAGTACTCTTTCTAGCGATTTGGGGGTTCATCTGGTTTGGATTGTTATTGATAGCGAAGTAACGATGGGGAGACCGAATGAAAAGGGATAGTGGGGAGACTCGTTACTGTGAAGCATGCGGTAAAGAATTGACGAAGGGCAAGCAGCGATTTTGTACTGTCTGCGGAAACGCGAAACTACATCTGAATCATGAAGCCGAGTCCCGCATCAGGGGTCATATCAGGATAAAAGGCACGAAGAGGGGCAACTGTCCTGTTTGTGCAGCCAGCCCCGGTAGATACAGATTAACCGGAAGAGTTACGTATTGCGGTTTTTGTGCGAAGCCACTTCGAGTTCATGGCGGGCTAGGTCTTAGGTCAAGAGTGTAGGAAGGAACAAGACTATTATGTTGTGCGGCCCCATAAAATTGTAGGGGCCGAACTATAAACCCCAACAAACAAAGGAGAGTAATCATGGAGCAAGCAAACCCAAGTTGCGGACGTCGCCAATCACAGGTATGGGTACAAACCGAGCGACTTACATGTACCACGGGAAGGCTCGTTGATCTGGTAAACGCACTTGAAAAACGGCTCGCGCCAGTTTTGCTAGCGCTGCCACCCGAAATCAAGGAAGACGCGATGAAGAAGCCACCCGTAGAGATGGTGAAGACAGCAGGTGACATCTGTGCATGCGTTGAGAAACTTGAGAGCGCGGTACACCGGATTGAGTCGGTTCTAAAGCGCTGCGAGGTGTAGTCTGACTCGGAATGAAGATCACTGATCTAACTGATGACGAATTGCTAGAGTTCATTGCTCAAGGCGGTGGCATCTCCGATTTTCTCGTCGCCGTAAAGGAATTGGTGAAAAGGTTCTTGAAACTCAAGGAGAAAACCAGATGACTTACGTTGTATTGTGTGTAATCCTTATGTTCATCTGCACCGTAGCGGCTGTTGTGGACGGTGATCCGATCATATCAAGGCTTGACTGGATTATGGGGATGTTGTGGATGTTCGCAGCACTCCAAGGTATGAGAGACCTCAAAAAAAAGCAGGAAACCCGCAAATGAACAAGGAATTGCTGCAATTGATACGCAGGTGGTCAAAGAGGGCCCAAGTAAAGTCGGATAAATCGGAGAAGGTCGAAAGGCAAGCCTTAGCCAGTTCAAGTCTAGCCGCTATATTAGAGGCATTGTGTTTGACTAGGGAGGCGCGAGTGATTTGGCAGTGCACACTGGACTTACAGCGACTAATGTTCCGACAAAAGAACAAACAGGAAGAAAAGCGAAAGTCCCCGAAAATGCACGGTCACAGCGAATGGCCTATAACATAGAATCTGGCATAAAACCGCCCAAGGAACACAGAAGGCAGAAGTATCCGTTCGGCCTGATGAACGTAGGTGACTCGTTCCCATTCCCAATCGAGGACTACATGCGCATAGCCTCAGCGATGGTGATGTATGGCAATCGGCAGGGCAAGAAGTTCCGGTTGAGTAAGATGGAACTCCGTTGTTGGAGAGTTAAGTAATGTTAAGTTACATCAGAATTTGAAAAATCTCAAGGGCGAGTATTGATGATGGCCGTGTGAATACGTTAATTGTGTGTTAGGAGAAACCGTGGGGATTCTCCTACACCTCCTTGGCCCCGATTCGAGCGCTCGGTTGACCTGCAAAGGTTGCGGATCGGGGTTTTTGTTTTGTTGCGGCGCACAGTCGCCGAAGAAAGTAGTGATGAAAAAGAAAAAGCCAACAAAGGCTCACAGAGCCAGACCCAGAGGCAGACCGAAAGAGAATGTTGCCGACAAAGTAGACTTTGAGCGACTTGAGCGCCTGATGGCGATGGGGCTCACCGATGAGCAACTGGCGGGTGTTCTCCAAGTTGATCGAAGTACGGTGTCTCGATGGAAATATGACCCCAAATTTTTGAGACACCTAAAAAAAGGCAAGAGCCTTGCAAATGCGAAAGTTGAACGGAGTTTGTATGCGAGAGCCGTCGGTCTGAACGCGGAAGAAATAACACTGATACGCAGACGAAACAAGCTCATCGTAAAGAAGATCGTCACGAAGTACTGGCCGCCCGATGTTGCAGCCTGCATGTCATGGCTCACAAACCGCGACAAAGATAATTGGAAACACAGATACGCACTTGAAGGCACACCCGAACATCCTATTCCTTTTAGGCTCGTTGCTGATCATGACTGCGACCGCGACTGATCAGATTCCCGACTGGAAACTTGGTTGGAATCCGAAACAGTGGGAGTTATGGAAGCTGATTGACGAATCGCCCGCCACACTGATCGGTGAAGGTGGAAGCAGGGGTGGCTCGAAGTCCCACTCACTCAGGACAATGTGTCTGATGCGGCGCGTGAAGTATGACCGCACAGACGGGTTGATCTTCAGGCGCAAACTGAAGGATCTCACGGACAACCACATCATTCCATTGCTCAGGCAGTTCCCCAAACTCAGAAGATACTACAAGCAGCAAGACCGCAAGATTTACCTACCGAACGGGTCAATGATCACATTCGGTTACGGCGAGCATTACAGAGACATTCTGGACTACCGGGGTAAGGAGTACGCGGACGAGTTCATTGACGAGGCCACCCATTTGACGGGCGAGGAGATTGAGGAGTTGAGGGGTGCCAACCGCTGCACGACAAATAACGAGATCCTATGTAAGATGATTTTGGCGATGAATCCCGGCGGACCCGGCCACGGATACATCAAGCGGATACTCGTTGATCGCAACTACCTGCCGAATGAAAACCCGAAGGACTTCGCATTCCTGCAGACGTACGGATGGGACAACGTGCGCCACGTTTTGCCTGCATTGCGGAAAGCCGGATACACGGCAAAGGACTATTATTCTTGGCCGGAGAAGCAGAGGTTCATCTGGTACGTCACAAGGAGCCAATACGGGCGGAAACAGTATCAGTTACCGGAGGATAAGCGGAAGGCAGATCTGTTCGGCGATTGGAATATATTCGCTGGGCAGTTCTTCTCGATGTTCAGGCATCACATTCACGTCCAGAAATCATTCCAACCGCCGGATGAGTGGAGAATGTTGGGCGCATTGGACTGGGGTCAGCGAGCCGTATTGGAGGTAGCGGCACGGGCACCGCAGGGAATGATTGTGAATTTCGGCGAGGTGTACACCGAGCACGAAGCGGCAACACCGAGAGCAATCGCAATAGCGGACTTTCTGCTTGAGAAGAAGTTGTACCGTCTTGACATTCGGTACGACACAAACATGGACATCGACCTGAGCGAAGTCGGCTACGACAAAGTCCCGATCAAGACGGTAAGGCAAGTGCTCAAGGAAAAGATGGGTGACAAGGCTCCGCTCCTAACGGTAGTTTCAAAGAAAACTGTTGACAATCGGCATTATCGGGAATTGTGCAACGACGTATTCAAGGAGTATCTGAACTGGCGGCTTGACACCCAGGGGGAGATAAGAGTGAAGCCGAAGTGGGTGGTCACTGAAGACTGCCCCATGTTGATACAGACATTGCCGGGGTTGCAGCATCCCCAAGTCAATCCAACCGGGCGCGATTTTGACTGGAAGATTGGAATTGCAGACCCATTTGATGCGGCGAAGATGGCATTGATGTCGTTGTTACCGCCGAGGGAGATTCCGAAGGAGAGGCCGAAGGAATGGTTTGAGGAGGTCTATCAGCATGTAGGGGCAGAAACCCCGGGCACGGCCCCGTGGTGGGATCCTTGGAATGTATAATCAGGGGCAATATGGTCGAGACTGAACAAGAAAGGTGGATAAGGGAGTACGGCCCGAATGCCCCGTGGAAATCGAAAGAGGACAGTGGGCTTTACGAAGACCTGAGCGATCTGAATGCGGAGTCAGACGAATTTGGCATCATAAGCCAATTCCCAATGCATAGGCGGTATCATGGGAAATCGAGGTACGCGGATGTATCGGTAAGGTTGGAAGGTTCGCAGAAATGCCAGGTATTCGGGCACGCGCCGATGGGATTGGAGCCGACTAGCAAATGCAGAGAATGTAATAGGACGAGGGAAGACCTAGAGGCAACGGGCGTGATTTGGGATGGAATTAGACCGATATGAGAGAGATTCAACTCACGCAAGGTAAGGTTGCACTCGTTGATGATGAAGATTACGCGGACTTGTCACAATTTAAGTGGTATGCCCGCAGGGATGAGAATAGGTTTTACGCTGTCCGGAACAAGAATTATGGTAGGGATGGCAAACGCATACCTGAACAGATGCACCGCCGAATCCTTAATGCTCAACTCGGAGAAAAAGTTGACCACGAAAACCACAATGGCCTTGACAACCGCCGAGAGAACATTAGGGTCTGCACCCAATCTCAGAATATGTGGAACCGACTTAAGCAGGTGAGGAAAACCTCAAGCAAGTTTAAGGGCGTTTGTTGGCGCGAAGATATAACGGCATGGAAAGTGAGCATTACGATCAATAGAAAACAGATGCACCTCGGGTACTTTCAAGATGAAGATCAGGCCGCTTGCGCGTACGATGCGGCAGCGAGAAAGTATTTTGGTGAATTTGCCTTGGTGAATTTTCAATGATTAAAATTCCCAACCTAGAAGACTCAGGAGAGAAGAAAGCATTTGATGAACTCATCGAAAGGTGGGTCAACGACGATGATGCCGTTCATTCAAAGTACGTCGCCGAATGGGACAACATTGATGATCGTCTGCGGAGCGACATTGTGGTATCGGGATTCACGCAGAAGTACACAGATAAGCTTGCTGACCGCAACAACCCGAAGACGGCAGATGAAGCAAAGAGGGAAAAATGGTTCGTCCCGCTGAACCGAGCGGCGCCCAATCACGAGGCAGTCCTAGGAGATTTCTTGAGCCTACGGCGGAAGTTACTGATTCAAGGCCGCACACCGAAAGACAGGAAGTTGGCTAGGATCTTCAAAGCCCGGATCGAATACATCGAAGACTCCGAAATGTTGCCAGAGATGGTGTATTTCCCGCTGATGGACAATGCGTTCGCCAAGGGTTTGCACTGGATCAAGTGCCGATACAATCCACAGAAGCGGAACCTCAAGGGCAAGTTTGAGATCAGCACCGTCAACTGCCGAGATGTCCTAGTGGACTGCCGTACCCGGGGGCCGTTCTTTGAAACAAAGCGCCGGTTCATTCATCGCTTCCAGTTGCCGATTGACGAGGCCAAAGAAAAGTTCAAAGTCTTTCCGACATTCGTGCCGGAGAGTTTAGGTTCAGACACGGATTACGACAAGGCGTATGCGCGGACGGAGTACTCCTCAGATGAGATGGCGACATTCTACGAGGTGCATTTCCAGCAGACGCAGATACATTTCTACGGACTAAATCCACTGAGTGGTGAGGCCGAGGAAATCTCTGAACAAGATTACGAGCAGCAACTTGCCAATCCAGTGACGGCGAAGATGGCATTCGAGGGGGATGAGGAAACCAAGTATTACGCGGCAGTCTACAATCGGCACACGGGAACATTCGCCGTTCAAGACAACCCGTTTGGGATGGATGTCCTGATTCCGTTGGTGAACATCGAGCGCGACGGGCGGCTCTATCCCATAGGGGACGTGGCCCTATATGCGAACCTTCTAGACTTGTTGGATGTATTAGTGACGATTCTCGT